GATCGGCATTCGTCGGGAGGTAATAATCCTGAATCATCGAGAGGACATTTTTCTTGGTTGACAACTGCCCGGTATTTGCATTATAATAAACTTTTGATTTAAATCCTTTGATGAGTTTTTGCACATACGCGTCCGCTTTTTTCTTGGGCAGCTTACCAACGTCAATGAAGAAGACCCGGCGCTCTGGAGCCCTTGTAATCCGGTATATAACCGCCGCATCCTCCAACAGTCGCAACTGATTCAAAGGTTTGAGTGACTTATGCAATGGAGAAATATAAGTCCGACCAGAGTAATCTGTTATGCCGGATGGTACGAAGGCGATGCTTGCATCAGATAAAAGGTATCCGTTCTGGTCCTCATCATACGCATATTTTTGCAAATTTCGGACATCAGCTTGGCCGTCCATCCGCCGCTGTTCGTTTTCCTTCCATATGTAACAATAATCACCCTTTAAATCCTGTTGGTGATCATTGGCAAATTTTCTGGCCTTATGGTCTATCTTGAGCCGGATGATATCAAAGGGTGAGAGTGGTTGAAGCTTTTTGATCCCGCCCTTTTCTGGTGAGTCGGTGATGATTTGAAAATATATGCGGCCGTCAGTATACCATTTCCGGAATATCTGATCTCCAACATTGTTGAAATTCAGCAACTCCATGATTTCTTCATAACAATCCTTGATCTTTCCTTTGATGCCATCTGATAATTCAACATTATCCAAATCAATATCGACAATATTATCACCATCTTTTACAATTGCCTCGTTTATGATTTCATCAATGGCGTCATCAACTTCAAAATTGACGGTTGCCCGGCGATACATTGTGATGAGGTCATATGTGGTTTTTGCCCGAATTTCAAAATCAATACCCCAGGAGAGCTGCCCTATACTAAAAGCATCAGCTTCGGGCTCGTCGGTATTCCGCAATTCGACGGTATCATCCGGTAACTGTTCCTCTTTGAATTTATCATCGCTCTTGGGAGCAACCTTTATCAATGTTCCAAGTATGGTTTCAAGTAATTTGCCCATTATTATTTCCCTCTTTGCACGGATTTCCTAACTGTTGATTTCGTAGTTTTAACTTTTGCTTTCGGATTTTTCGTTTTCGATTTCTTAACGTGGTCTTTCCATTTTGACATCATGGCCGCGAATACTGCCTTCTCAGACTTCTTCCTCCACTTACCAGGAATATTTACCGCTGCCTGACGATAATTATCCCAATTAAACACAGCGATGTCCGATTGTATATGGGAGGTCAGATATCGGCGGATGATTAAATAGGAGTAACCTGCTGGCAGTCTCAGGCTATTCCATGCCCGTTTTATTTGTGGATATGTGATGCGTTTTCGATTTTTGGTTGCTCGTACCAGTCTGTCCGCTAATTGTAATCGTTTCGCCCAGGGCAAATAATGGATATTTAACCCCAAAAAGCCGTCAGGATATTTTGCTAACAGAATCGGCATCGGCAGCACATCATAATAAGGTAAAGTGCTCGACCATTTCGGAGAGTATTTAAACATCATCGGGAATCCAAAATAGGCCATCTTTATTTTACTCGGCTTTATCTTGGGTATTTTTTCGCCCTTGTACAGTTTATCAAACAGCATCTGGATGTCTTTGGGAAACTTCCGCTTCCCACGCGAATAAAGCTCGGCTGGAAGACGGGCATCAGCCTTCGCCTCAAATAAGTTCTGGCCACGCGGCCATCCTGCTTTATGGATTTGATATTTGGGCATCTAATGCAAGATTCCTGCCAAATCAGGCGAGAGTTACCTTTAAGACTCGCTTAATTAGCTTCTTAAAACCATTCCAATCTTCCGCTCGGATGATTTTTTCCATCTGTTTCATTTCCGATTTGGATGCCTTTTGATAAAATTCGGCCATCTCCTGGAAGCCAATATTGCCGCCATATACCATTTCGTTTAATATCCGAGTGAACCTTTTAATCATTTAAATGCCTTCATTGCTGGCGCTTTCTTTTTGAAAACTTTCAAGTCTCCTTTTTTACCGAGCACAAAATCCTTGGCAATCTGAGTCTGTTTAAATTTATCCCCGGCGATTACGCTATGTTTGACTTCGAGAACGGTCCCGACGCTGATTTCCTTTTCGCCGGTCATTTTATATTTGGATAATGACTGGCCGTTCTTACTGATTACGAAAAATGTAAATCCCGGTTTGAGATCGGCATCTGTGATTTCCGATGTTGCCGGGTAATGGCCAGACTCCACAAAATTTTTAAATGTTTGCATTATATTCCTTAAAGGTTGACTGTTTCGTCTAAATCATCGAGATCCTCTTTGATATCGACAACCATCTCTCTGTATGCCGCAGGTGATTGATCGACATAATTCCGAACGAGCCCAATGCTGTTAGTTTCCGAGGTATTTTTGCCATCATATAAAGAATAGGACATCTCGCCATCCCCAGGGAAATATGAGAACAGGATATAAATTTCCAGTCCCGAGTCGGTCTCCGCCATAATTCCCCATGACTCATTGGTGTCGGAATACCGCCAATTTCCAACAAATTCCGGCCGGGCATAAGCAATCTTTTTCTTTTTCAATGCCTTTTGAAAATCCTTGACCGCTTGTTTACCCTTCTTCGATGTAGCCGCCTCAATCAATTCATTGTTCTTATTGACTAAAACGACGCGCTCTTTAATCTCTTCAAACTTGGCAATTTTATGGAGATGACTGCGTAAGACGGCTGCAGGAGCAGACGCCGGGTCGATTTTAATACTGATTATCGAGCCAGTTTTCTCAAATTTGATTTTATCCTTTTTCAGAACCGCGACAATTTTCTCCGAATCCATACCGGAATTCGTATCAATGACCATCAATTTTTTGGCCTCGATAAGCAAAGTTGATTCAAATATATTTTTTAATGTTTTCATCGTAAATCCTTTTCGGTGAGTATTATGAATTTTTGACCTTTCTTTTTTGCATAGGCATCAGCGGCCTTCCATTTATTTAAATTTTTGATATATTCATAAACCTTCCGCTGATATGATTGGGTTTTTCTATTTTGCTGTGGAGGCTCTGTGGTAAAAGCAAATGGCTTTATTTCGATAAGATATTCCTGGATGCCGTTTTTGCCTTTTATTTTTGCCCATATGTCCACGAAATAACGGTGCATTTTACCGTCAAGGTCCGATACATACGGGACAACAACCTCTTCGGAAGTCCACTGAATCACCGCTTTATTGAAATCAAAAAATCTGAACCATTTTAGCTCCAGGCCGGACCGAAAGACGATGCTTAAAGGATTCCCGTTGTATTTTTCTGGATACCTTGGCTTGTAGGTTCCCTGGTGCAAAGTTTTCTGATTATAGGGCATAAAACACTATTTACAGTTTACTGCCGATGCATATTTCCTGGCCGTCCGCTGTTTCCATTGTCTTGGCTTTGCACCCGGTACAATCCTCGTCGGATGCAACATTCCAGTGACATATCGCTATGCATTTCCCATTACTATTTAAAACAGCATAGCAGCAATGCTCAGATCGTTTTATTGGTGATGTCATAGTCAAACTCTTCCTGATCGTAATATTTCATTCGTCTCAGAAAATGCTTGAGAACATAGTTTCTTTTACTTTTCCAGCTTAAATCGTCGGTAATATCATATAATTTGGCATCTTTATTAAAATATTTCCTTAAAAGCCGCCCAATACTCTGGATGACTTTAATGGATGATAATACCGATTCGGCAAAAATTAAATTGTGTAGGTTTTTGATATTTATCCCGGTCGAGAATGTCCCGTATGAAGCCACGATGATTATGCCCTCATGCTTCTCAGTTACCTTACGGACCTTTTCTCGAAATACAACAGGAGTGGTCCCATCGATATAATATACATGTTTGTCAGGGAAATTCTTTTGTAACAATCGGTGCAGAGCCCGGCCATAATCCCGTATTTTAAAAAGTACCATCGTGTTACCTTTGCGGGTTGCCGCCAACTGGCAAATAAACTTCTTCCGCGCAGGGATTTGCCGGATGATTTCAGTCT